CTTTAGATATGGATTTTTTTACATTCTTAATTTCAACACTAACATCTTTTACCTCAGGAACTAAATCTTCTACTACCTCTACTTCTTCTACCTCTACTTTTTCTACCTCAACTGCCTCTACCTCTGATGGTTTTTTTAATTCCTGTATAAGTGTTTCGTCTTTTATTATATACTGGTCTTGTTTTTTAGCACCCTTCTTCATTACGCCATCTACAGTACGTAGCTTAACCACTTGTGCATCAGAATTGTTAATAGCTTCTACCTCAGCTGCTCTATATTCATCTAGCGTCATTCCCTTACCGTCAATCTCCACCACCTCAACAGTAGTTCCTTCAGGTAATATAATTTCAGCAATGCCTTCTTCCTTGCCATACTCTTCAGCTAATGATTTATCTACTGCTGAGAAAACTCCTTCTGCTCCTTCATGAGCATTAATTCTAAAACCTTTTAAATCTTTCTTACCACCAATACCTTTATATATTTTTATTGGTTTAGTTGTACTAGCAGAACCTTCAGTTAGATTATCAACCTCTTGCTTCCCCTCCACTAAAACTTCTTCAGTTGGTTCAGTAACTACTTCAGCTACTAATTCTGGCTCTTCAGGTACCACCTCAGCTACTAGCTCTGGCTCTCTAAAGTTTTTAAAGTCTTCTAGTTGTTTTTCTAAAGATTGTAATTCAGATTTTTTAGGATCTAAAAATTTTTCAGTACCATCAGCTGTAAGAACTTGACTTTCTAAATCAGATATTTGTTTTTTTACTCTTATTAAATCTAACTCTATACCAATACCTTCAGCCTGCTTATCAACATTTGTTATAGTAGCAAACCTAGTTTTCTTTATATTTATAACTTCTTGTATTGAGTTTCTAGCAAGTTTAGCCTCTTCAGCACTAATTACGCCATCCTCGAATTGTTTCTTAATTTTATTATGTAAGGACTTAAGGTCAGCTTCACTTGAAGTTATTATAGATTTTATCTCAGGCTGGCTTAGTGCTATTTCAGTAGTAGTAATCTTTGGATTCTCTACTATTTGATTAGAAATATTATCAACTAATTCTACTTGTTCTACTTCTTTTAACTCTTTATTTTCTATTGACTCAGCTAATTTTTTTACACCCTCTATTGATTGCACGGTTTCTACACCATCTATAAACTCTTGAGCCTCTAGTTTTTCTCCTGGTGTACCCTTTTTATTTATTTGTAATATAGCTTCCTGTATTTGTAATGGAGCATCAGGTCTAGCATCAGGTTGTTTAGGTTTAGTTTTATTTACGTAATCTCTTAGTTTAGATTCAAACTTTTTGTTTTTTATATTGCCTATATCTTTTCTTAAGTTTTTAAAAAACTGAGGAAATCCTTTAGACATATTACCAGCTAACATTGTAGTAAATAATAACATAGCCTTTTCTTCTGGATCATCTCCCGCCACATCTTTAACTATTTCAGCAAACTCCTTATCTTCTGTAGCTATTCCATCTACAATTTCAGCAGCGTATAAAACAGCAGTACCTGTTCCAGCACCAAGAACTGATTCACCAACTTGAGCACCTGTATTATAAAAAGGAAGGTCTTTTAACCTTTCACTAATTTTATTTACTATTGGTAGTTTGCTAACAAATTTCAAACCTAAGTTAGCTACCTCTCCACCTGTACCTAACGCAGCTCCAAAAATAGGATCATACGCCTCTTCTTTTCCAGTTAGGGCACCAGTAGTAGCAAATACAAGAGCCTCATCAACACCTGAACCTAGTATTTTTAATCCTCCTTTTATATATTTATTTTTAGTAGAAGCTCCTAAAGCTTCTAATCCTTTTTTAAATCTTACCGCAGTTCTCCCTTTACCCAATACTCCAACTCCTTTTAATGCGCCTCTACCTATAGACAGTTCAGCAACCATACTTGTTAAGTTTCCACCAAACTCTGAGGCTTCTTCAAAAAAAGTTTTCTCTACTCTCTTCTTGGTTTCTTCTGGTATATTAACAAACCCAGCTGCTTCTAATCCATCTATAAAATCAGCTGCTTTCATTTTAGTGGTACCCCAACCTTCTCTGGCGGGCTCTTCACCTGCAAATCCACTTATTAATCCAAATTCAAAAAAACCATCAGGACTTTGTTTAAAATCAAAAAAAGGACTTTCAGTAGGTGACTTAAAATCCACAATTGAACCACCCTTTGTTTTAATCTGAGTAGGATCAACATTTAACCTTAATGCTCTATCTAATGCGTGATACTGGTCTATTAACCTGTTATATTTTTTAGCTTCAATATTTTCACTGTATATCTTCAGTGGTTTTTTTCTTAATCTCTCATCTTCTACTTGAGGTAAATTCTTTAAACCACTTTCTGTTTGGTCCCCAAAAAACATTAGCTCAGTAGTAATCATACCATCTAAAACATCTTGCATGTTATCAGAAACCTTCTTCCCTTGGTTTAGTATTTGAAATCTAATATCAATTAAAGACTCCTCTATTTGTTCGTTGGTTTTTGTTTTAGCTATATTCTCTGCTTGATTACTTACGTTAGTTTCATCCTGAACTATCTCTACAGGAGCATCTATCTTAGCTATATCTTCACCCGTATAAGGATTATATACTTGACCTGTGTCATCCATCTTAGCTCTTTCAGAAGACACTTCATCAAATCTTTTGTTTATATCGTTAAGTTCACCAGTAAGAGAGTTTTTAATATCCTCAAACTTTTTTAAATCAGGATTACCTTCTGGTATAATATCAATTCTATTTTGAACCTGTTGTATTTCAAACTCTTTATTTCTTTTTTCTCTGTATAGATTAGATAAAGTTTTTTCTGGACTAAGATCTCCTTCTTTACCAAACATATCTTCATCCTCGTCAAATACTTGATTCAATAAATCATTCTCAGCTTTTTGTAATGCTCTTTTATATATAGCGTGAGTCTCAGGATAGATTTCAGGAATACCAGTTTCAAACACTGTTCCTGTTATGGGATCTTCAAACCTATTATTTCTTATTGCGTCAGAAAGTTTTGCTTCCTTAGTAAGTATAAAATTCTTAACTATTTGTGGTTGACCATCAACCTCTTCTATTTGTTCCACTATTTGTGTAACACTTCCAGGGACTTGAGATTGAGAAATTATTTCACTTGTTTGGGAATCTAAAGATGCCGAAGGCTGAGGCATTGGGGCTGTTTCTGAATCCACAGTAGTAGTAACTTCCTCTGTAGCTGAATCCAAAGCCTCGGTTTCGTCTTTTTTTTTTAAAGACACAAACTCATTAATATCTGTAAAAGCACCCTCTTGTAGTACAGAATATAGATCTTCATCTGAAGCATTGGAAGCAAATTGAAGAAACTCTTCTTTATTAGAGAATGCTCCTTCTAGTGTTAAATCAAATAAGTCTTCTATTTCAAACATGATTTTTATTAACTTTGATTTTTAAATATTTCTGTTGCTTCAGAAACGCTCATACCTGGATTTGCCGCCATTATTTCAGCTATAGTTTTTCTTTTTACGGGTGGATTTTGACCTGGAGCTTGAGCTATAAATCTTTTTTTCTTTCTACCAATATTAACAGCTTCTTTTATAGCCTTAACAAATTCGTCTTTATCGTATTTTACTTTTGAAAGTGGACCTGACATTTTTTCGTGAAGTATTTTCGTAGGTACTTCTTCTCCATTTATAATTATAGTAGTTTCAGTATAATCATCAGCATTTGATGTCTTATTCTCACTTTTAAATTCTATTTTAGCTCTAGGAGCTTTACTTTGTATAAATTGTTTTATAGCTCCCTTTGACTTATCTAGGCTTGCTTGATCTTGCCCTGCATCAACTAAACTGTATAAGTTAGTTTCGTTATCTGTTAATATTTTATAATCTTCAACACTTGGAGAGTAAGCCTTAACGCCAACATCTTCTCCTACCGTTACTAAATCAACATCTTGTCTAGCTTCTTTTTTGTGAATAACGTCCCATTTACCTTGCTGTTCTGATGATCCAAATTCTTTAGTGTATTTTGATAAATACTCAGCAGTTTTAGCTTTTCCTAAGGGCAGTGGTTTGTCATTTACTTTTCTACCTCTCTTACCACTATCAGATAGTTTGTAAACATTTATACCGTCTTCGACTACCATAAATTCATACTGATCACTCATACCCTCAAAGCTTTCTCCCATAGCCGCTTCCCAAGTAACATCGTATCCTTTTCTGAATCTTCCTATCTGGGCTTGATTATATCCACTAGGGTCTTTATCATCACCTCTACGCGGTGTGTAAGGTGTTACTATTCTACCTACTCTTCCCTCTATGTTTTTATCAACTATTTCAGCTGCTTTTTTTCTAAGCTCAGGTGTTATTTCAGGTACATATTGTCCGTTTCTATTGAGAACCATTTTTACACCTTTATTTATATCTCCCTCAACAAACTCATTTGTTTCATAATCAGGTATTACACCTCTTTCACTAGGGACCTCATCGCCTTCTCCATAAATAGTATAGTCACCATAATCTGTAAGTATACTTAACACTTGATTATCAGTAGCCAATGCTGCGTTTATAGTTGCTTGTTTAGCATCTTTATATTCATCATTTTGTCTTACATCTCTAATTCTACCACTTGGGTCTGTATAAACCTCCATACTCTTAACAAGCTTATTTACATCTCCTGCTAGATCATACTTTACAAAGTCAGTCTTACCTAAATCTCTTACAGAACCTAGTGACATAGGCTCTTTAGTCATATTACCATCTTCATCTACTGAAGTAATATATAGATTAGTTATACCATTTTTATTAGGAACCCATTGGAATTTTTTATCTCTTAAATCAGATAGGTCTGCTAATTTATCTACCATCCACTGAGATCCAGCACCTAACGTACCATCATCTAAACCTTTATTAATTCTTTCTAAATCTGTATTGTATGTGGTTAATATGTTTTGAAAACTTGCGTTCTGCTCTTGCATTGACATAAGAGCTCTATTATAAGCATCAGGACTAATCTCTCTTCTTTTTAGTTTGTCGTGTAAAGAGGAAATAGTACTTCTACCATCAGCTATCATATCATAAGCCAATTGGTTTAGCTCAGGATTTTGCCCTGCCTCATACTCACTTACTTTTGCTATAGCATCGGCAGCAAGCTTATCATTCTTTTCTCTAAAAGCAGCCTTGTCTTTTTCAATATCACCTAGCTTATCTACTACATCACTAGCTACCTGACTCCAGTCAATAGGTGTATCTCTTCTTACGTATCCTGCATACTTTGCTGATTCTGACATAATATTATTTAATTCTTGTGTTAAATGGACTAGCTGGATTTTGATACTGGCCAAACAATGATACCGTGGGATCGAAAGAAGCATTTTGTTCCATTAATGATTGGAAGTAAGATGGTTGAAATGACGTAGGAGTAGTAGGAGTTAGTGACATTCCTTGAGTTATAGGATTGTATTGACCTATTTGATTGAAAGTCATACTTGAATCATTTAAACCTTGTAAGGTAACAGTAGGATCAAACACTTGATTTCTAGCTAAACCAGACATCCCCGTTTGCCCCATTGAAGCGGTGGGACTAATAGATGTGGTTGTATCAACGGCTGTTTCTTTTGGTTGCATTCCGTAAGGATTTAATGCAGCTACTCCAGCAGTTCCTATGCCAGCTAAAGCTTGCATTTGACCATATTGCCCTATCTGCTGTAATCTTTGAGCATCTGCCGCAGCCCTACCAGCTCCTCCTAATATCATATTTTGAATGTCTAATTCTCTTTGTTTTCTTTCCATCTCAATAGCTTGATCTTGAGCTAATACTGCTCTATCTCTTTGAGCCTCTAATGTATCTAAATCTCCAGCTATTTGAGCAGAAGCTACGTCAGCTTGTGCCTGCATTCTAGGTAAACCACCTATAATAGCTTCAGGGCCACCTTCTTGCGCTGCTTCAACACCACCAGCTAATCCTCTTGTAATACCTCTTTCTCGAACCTCTGCTCCTAGAGTAGGAACCTGTAACGCCTCTAACATGTTTTGAATCTCTACAGCTCTCATAGCGGATATAGCCTTAGCTTGAGCTTGTTCAGCTTTTCTTAAATCGTTTTTACCCTGTTGAGTTTGCTGTGTACTTAAGGCGTAATTAATAACAGAAGGAGCGATAGCAGCTAATAATGATCCAGCCATAATTTATTTATTTATTTTATTTGTTACAAAGATACTAATTTAAGGAAAACTTTTAAATATCTCACTGTCTATTGCAAACAATTCAACACTATCAGTACCCGTATAAGTTAATTTTAATTCAGCATAATAACCCCTTGAACCATAAGATTCAGCCTGAGCATTCTTTAAATATAATATAAAGTCTCCTGCAACAGGAGTTATACTTGTAGCAGCTACAGTTATTGACGTAGATGTTAAAGCAGTTATAGTACCTATTAATTCAATACCACTATTATCCCTATATAAAACATCACCTATTGCAATTATACTACCTATATCAAAAGCAAAGTCAAATACAATAGAACCTGGAGATGTACCTGTAACAGTTGTTACATTACCTACACCCTGCGCTGACATTAAACTTAAATCTGTATTACCAGCGACTCTTTTTATATATGCGTAATAATCACCTTCTTTTAATACATAAGCTGTTGAGTCAATAAAACCAGTAGTCATATCAGTAGTGATTTCTGTTCTCCAAGGTTTATTACTATTTAGCTGAACAGTTTTAAACATCTTAGCTTGTAATGGGCTATCGTTTAGTATAGATGTTATAGTAGTGTCATAATTAATACCATAATAATTGTTTCTAGTAGCGTTACTATAGTGCTTATATAACTGACCATTTTTAAATGTATAGTAGTTGTTATCCATAAACACCATAGCCTCTGGTATAAAAGAATGAAATGATGTCCATCCCTTGTCTCTTTCTGAATATGTTAATGTATACTGTGGCATATCTATTTATTTAAGGGCATACTACTTTTTCAACTACTTGTCCAATATCATCTATTCTTAGTATATTATTTTTTCCTCCTGTCAATTCGTCTGTTATATAATATTTATACCCACCTGCAAATCTAACCAATTTAGAACCTAATAAATTATATACAAAATCATTTACTACTGGATAATCATTTTTACCATTGTGATACATTTGAGCATATGAAGGAGTTACCGCACAAGCCAATGTACTTGTAGTTTGTGGATTAGATATATCCATATTGTATTTTCTTAAATTTATATTAGGTGCTACATTAACAGTAATTAAAGTTGAAGCACTTGTTCCAAAACAATTAGTAGCGGTCATGGTAAATGTATAAGTCCCTGATCGAGGATTAGTACAGCTAATCTGCCCAGTTAGACTATTTAAACTAAAATTTTCAGGTAACGCACCTGTAAAAGAAATAGCTCCAGCGGTAGAAGTACCTGTTCCATTTATTAAAGTAGGGACTGTTGTAGAGCTTATATTTACTACATTTTCTATTGGTACATTTGTTTTTTCTGTTAATCCTGATTTGCAGTTAGTATAACTAAATAAAGCACCTTTAGAACCACCTTCTAAAACATACTCTAAACAAGTAGAAACAATATTAAATTCTTCAGGATTATTTGTAGCGTCTATAATAAAACTAAAACCTCTTCCAGTTTGAGCATCTATAGTCGTAGAATTTATTACAGGAACAGCTACTTCAGTGCATGTAGTACAAACCCCACCATTTAAAACAAGTCCCTTAGTATTTATACTAGCATAGTTATTAGCACCTACTTTATGAAATTGATCATTACCATCGTAAAAAACAGTGCCAGTAGAATTGTCATATATTATATCTCCTGTAGCTGGAAGTGCTGCTGTGCCATTATGGTATTTAGTAGTAGATGCAGTGTTAGCACAAACTAAAGCAAATGTAGTTCCTGTAGTATCTAAAACAAAAGAAGTTAATGAAGGTAAACTAGGCGTTATAGACCAACCATCATCAGTGCCAGTAGTTAATACCTGTAAGTCATATACATTATCAGTGTTAGATGTTTTTAAAAAACTTATAGTACCTGCTCCAGTTACAGCACCACTATTAAAAATTTCATTATTATTTAACTTTAATATAAATGTGTTAGCCGTAGTATTTGCATTATACCCAATAGTAGCTCTACCTCTTATTACATCAAAATTTATTTTAGTGTTAAAAGTTGTATCGGTAGTAACACCACTAGCCATTGATAAAGTTGCACCTGATGCAGTAACATTATTTCTATAATCAAATATTAAGTATAAGTATTTTTTATTTGCTCTAGTATAAGTAAAACTAGATGTATAAGTTCCAGCAGCTAAAGTAGGTGTTACGTTAGTAGCTATCTTAGATAAATCATCAGCAGTATCTAAGTCATAAACATCATCACTAATATGATAAAGCATTCTACTACCAAGTGAAGAAGAAAACGGTTGCTGAGTAGCAGTTCCAGCTTCGAGAGCTTTTAACTCAATGGTATCACCATCTACAGGTATAGACCCCATTCCTTCATAATTAGAGTATGAATTAAATAAAGATGCACTATTAGTAGTAAATCCAGTGTTTGGAAATTGTATATCGCTACCAGAATTGCTAGTATACGTATAGGCTTGAGTGGCTGTATGACCATTGTCTACAGCATTATTTAAAACTACTACTACCCTAGTAACACTTTCTGCTTTAGATTGTTTTAATGTGATAACATCTGTTTGAGATGATGTAAGAGTTAGTTGAACGCTCCTGTCTGAACCAGAGGAATTAGCTAGGAATGTTATTCTAACATCTTCGTTACCTGAGCCCTGATACGTTCCTGAACCTATTACTACATCGTTTATTTTAACAATACTAACGCCACTACCTAAATCTTGTAGTGTTATAGTCCACGTAGAGTTAGACGTTACTCTTAACTCATTTGTAAATTCTGTAGATGGAAATGTAAGTGTACTCATTATTTAACCTCCCTGTGGATCTTTATCAATTATTTCAAAACCAATAGTAGTAGATAAACTTACATCTCTAGCTGTTAGTACGTACTTGTCTTTAAATGGGTCTATCCCTCCTATTTTCTGTTTACCTGGCAAATCTATAAATAAATCTCTAAACCAACTACTCATACCAAAAGAAGATATTTCAAATATTCCTCCTTGTAATCCAAGTCTACATACTGCTCCTCTATATTCATCTGTAAAATACATATCATTACCCCACTGCGCAAAACTCTCTGGATTTTTACTAATACCATATTCACCAGCGTAAGATATTTGAGTACCTAACACCTCTGGTATACTAGCTACACTACCTCCTCCAACAGCATCTGACAGTAAGTTTTTACCAAATAAAACTTTAGATACTTTATCTTCCTGGAAAACAACTAAGTCGGTGTCTCTAGCATTTAATTTTTGAATAGAACCAAAAGCCTTATCTAAGTATTTAAAGTTGGCTAATGAAAGGTTGAACTCATTTAAGTTATTTTTAGCAGAGTTTTCTCCAAACGCTCTGTATATACCACTATATGTTAATGCTTCTTCTGCTCTTTCTTGCTGGTAATCCTCAAACGTAGTGCTTACCCTAGGGCTTAATTTAAGATGTCTACCATTCCAATCCTCTCTTATTACCATTGACTCTACACCATTGCCAAAAGTATAGGCATTAAAATTAGAGTTTGTCTGAGTAGCTACGGTTGTGTCATCTAATAAATTTACTATTGCTGGCCCATTACCTACTATTTGATTTTGACCATTTAAACTACCACTATGTACTTTTCTTCCTTCAGGGTCTGTGAAGATATCAAGAGTTAAATTAGTTTCATGAAAAACATCATCTACATTTTCCTTACCTTCTGTTTCAAAAGCTGAAGTTTCAGAGGATTGAAGTACTTCTAATTTAACAGCAATATTTGAAGGTCTTGAGGTGTAGTCGTCAAATAGAGCGTCAATAAACCCATCAGCAGAATCATAAGATATACCCGTTCCTTTTATTATCATCCAAGAAGGATTTGTAGTAATTCTTTCTGACCAATTATCCTCTGTTATTGATGTGTTTACTTGTGTTATATAGTTAGTATTAGAAGATCCACTACCATTAACATGTCCTGGAAAATACTTATCAGTTCTATCAAAACCTCTTCTAAAAAATACATTTTGAGGACCAATATCTTTATTGGTACGTGATGAAATTTGTATAAATTTCTTATATGCTAAACTTTCCCAAAACCACTCTTCTAAATTAGCATATTTCTTAGGCGAAACCCACCTCATTTCTGCTTGCCACCCCTCACTACCCTCTCCACCTAAACTACCGTTTCTATCTCTAATTGTCATACGTATAACAGCGGCAGCTTCAATAGGTCTGTCTTGAGTAAAAACCCCTGGTTGAACTTCTGACTGCTGTACATCAGATCCCGAAGATGGGCTCCAAGGACGATTACATGGTATAGCAAATCCAACCATATTATTTTTTTCTCGATAGGCTTCGTTAACACCAGTATCAAATAATGGTAAATCCATGTTTGGATCAGAAGAGTTGTTTAATTCAGTTACAAATGTAGTTTCTCCATAAAGTGTTTTATCATCATAACTTCCGAACTGACCATGAATATTTACAATCCAATAATCACCAGGTCTGTATCCTGAAGAGTGTGGGAATTTTATTTTAGTTAAAAAACTAGTGGTGTTATAAGGGTCTCTAATATCTACTTCCCCATTCGCTGGTATAGTCTGAGGAAATGAAATACCAACGTTACTTAAATCATATATGTCGTATGACCCATTGTTAAAGTAAAATAAACTATACGTAGTTGAAGAGTTCATATATACCCTTATCCTACAGTCCTGAGTCAATGCTGGATTAGGTTGGTATATTTTTGAATTTGAAAAATTACCTGGTAAAATATATAAATTATTGTGAGTTTGAGAAGAACCATAATATATAGGTATATTAACAACACCAACACCAGCCACACCTGGAGGGTTATTACTTATATATGGCTTTGGGGGAAACGCCTCATAAAAAGACTGACCCCAACCTGTAGATGTCATACTAGTCTCTTCTATTTCAATTCCGCTAAATATAGATGGATCTTCAATTCTTACCTTAAAATATAAGCCAGGGATTTCATCGTCACCTAAAAAATCTTTATCCTTAACCTCTACTTCTAACACCTTATATTGAGCTCCAGTACCTATAGATTGATCGTCACCCGTCTTAGCAATAATATACTCTCCAACTTTCACTTTATCTACATCAGCCCTATTTATTCTAAAATATCTGTATAAACCATCTACATAATAATACAACGGAAATATGTTATAATACAACCCTCTGTTTTGTTTAATGAATATTCTATATTTTTTAGCAAAAGAAGGAGCAACGCTACTTATTTCTAGTTGTAAATTATTTGCTTTATTAGCATCGCTAGAAGGTATGTAAGTTGAGTTTTCAGGACTTGTAAGTACGGTTGTCATTCTACCATAATCATCCAAATAAGCTATACCAACCTCATAATCTCTATCAGTTTTAAATGTTCTACTTGGAAAAGAAGCGTTACTAACAGGAGAATGACTTAATGAAAATTCAGGTATAATATCTATGTTGTTACTATCTTTTAAATCAAAAAATTGAACATAGTTACCATAAACCAATCTACTTCCAATTATATCTTGAGCCTTTGCTTTTAAAGGAACATTATCAAATAACCTAGTTAACTCATCCGCTGGAAGAGCTGAATATATTTTATCACTGGAAAAATTAATAAAAGGAGCATTAGCGTTACTTGGTTCTAATCCACTAATCCAACCCTCTTTATCCTTATTGAATCTATCAACTACAAAAATAGTACTATCTAGTGTATCTCTAAATAACACTTGAACTTCTTTAACTAATGAAGAGCCTGTGCCTAAACTAATTCTTACTGAATTAGCAGTATTTTTCATAGACTTAAAATCACCATCACCATAGTCATAATCAAAAGTACTTGGCATAAAAGCAATAGAGGAAAACGGAGACATTGCACTGTACTCGTTATTTTCATACTTATATCTATAAGAGAACTGTAAAAATTTTAACTCTATGTTATTACTAGGGCTGTCTGAAGGAGGTAGTGTCACTAAATCTATTTCAGGAGCATTTAAAGGTGGTCTAACAATAACAGAAATATCATCCTCTGTAAACCCATCAGTAGCGTAGCTTATATTTGTATTTAATCTTCTTGGTGGATTTTTATCGTCAGTCCAAAATAATAAGTTATTTATAATGTTTATACCCGTTATTAAAAAAGATGAATCAAACTTTAATACTCTACCCTTAGTGTCTTTTAATGATGTGGTAGTAGCTCCTGTATCGGAGTTATATCTTAATACATAATCAAAGTTGGTACCTGATACCATCCAGTAGATATCGTTAGTAGCTTCATTAGCTATACTACCTATAGTAACCATTCCAGTATCTCCAGTAAAACTATAATTACTTATATTGGTATTACCTCTAATGTTTTCAACAGCACCTATACCAGCCCCATTAGAATTATTAACCTCAATGTTAAGCGCATCTCTATACTCCCCTTTAGGAATAATACGCTCATCAAGGCCTTTATTCATTTTACCACCTGTGAAAGTATTAGTTAGTCTCATTTAATCCATTTATCACGACCTCTTAAAGGCATCAATAACCTTCCTGCGTGTAAGTTACTCAATCTTATTTTAGCATTTCTTAGCTTTGCCATCTTATCTTTGTTAGCTCTTCTAATAACATACTCTTGTGCACTTATTCTGTTCTCTAATATAGAAGCTTTTATATAAGCATACAAGTAACTTTCAGCTAACTTATTAATACTTACTGACTCATCGTCACCATTCTCCATACCATCAGAGACATATTCAATAACTATACACTCATCTTTTACACCTGAGCTAAAGTTTATTACTCCTGATTTTTTATCTATTCTAAAGCTGTCATTTATATTTGCTTTGGATGTATCTAAACCGTAGAAAGCACCGCCAATACCGTATCTAAAAAACCACTCGCCATCAATATTCCAACCCCACTGACCGTATCTTGAGCCTTCGGCTAAAAACTGAGACTGAGGTAAACCATTTAATCTATTAATATCTAATTGAGAACTTTCTGCTTCTAATACTTCACCATCAATATCAAATAAAAACTCACAGTTATTATCTCTTAAATATTCTGATGCATAGTTGATACTTGGGTTTTCATGAAGTGGAAACAATATACCATCTTTCTCTACTGATATTCTTACATAGTTTACGTAGTCAGAAGGTAACACCATTTTTAAGTTGTCACACTCACTAATACAAAATTCTAATACTTTAACATTTCTTAACGCATCATAAGTTATTTCTTGAATACCTCTCTTTGCGTGGAATAATACCGTATACCTTTTTACTTTACCTATTGTGCTGTCATCATCAGCATACATCAACATAAAGTTGTTAACGATATCTTTTAGAGGTACATATTGATAGCTTCCCCAATTAGAATTTTGAGGAGCTACTCCATCATTATTGTAATATTTGTAATTAGTTAGATAAGCCATTATGATTCACTTTGATTATTTACCGCCTCTTGTGTAGAAGCAAACTGAACTACTTCTGCCTCTCTTATATTTACACCAGCGTATTGTAATATTTTTAATGTCATCTCTACTTGATCAGAAAAAGGTAGTTCAAAGTCTTGGTAGTCAGCAGCAGACTGATTAAATATAGGAGAGCCTGATACTGTGTTGTAGGTCCACTTAGGATCTTTTGGATATCTTACATAGGTTAAATCACAAGCCACCGTACAATTAGTTTCTTTAGCTGGGTATAATGTTATTTGATTCCCTAAATTACCATATGTGCTTGTACCTGGACCTACCGTTGTAGATAAACCCTGTTGAGCAAATACATATGCAGGATGATGTTTAGTAGGAGAAGTTAAATTAGATGATAATAATCTATTTATTTGAGCCTCGCTAACCCTTTCAGCCTCTGTATGAGTGTTAGGAGCACCTTCGCAATTATGTCTGTATTTTACATATACAAATGTATACCAATCAGTAGGCAACTCAAATGTTTGTTCACTGGCAGCAGAAAGTGTTAATGCCTTAAATTGAGTAAATGTATCTATAACTTCTTCAAGTTGTCTAGGTAGATCAGCATATCCTGTGTTGCTTAATCTCTTGTTGTTCTTATTTAATAAGTTATTATAGTTATAAAAGTACTCTTCAAATATCTCTAACTGTGCCTGTTTGGCAAATAGGTTAAACTCTTCTGGAGTAAGATAACCATTATTATCCTTATTAAGGACAGCCATGACAGTATTTCTTACCGTATTAATCATCTAAAAATGTTTGATACAAAGATAATGAAAAAAAATAGAGATAGCCTATTTTAAGAGTGGTCTACAGCAGTTATGTTCACAGGGGAATCTACATCCCTTACAGTTCCGCTTTGCCCTAGTATAGAAGAAGCAGCTACTACCGCCTTCATTATTGCTGTTGCTACAGAGTTTTGAGCAGTATCCGCTGCGTGTGTTACGTCAATTATATCATCACTTCCTTGAGCACCAACAGCTGGTGTAAGTATGTGTGTTAAAGTTGATGAATGCCTAACAGCTGTAATTATATGACTAGTTTGCATTATGACTGTGTAGTCTCCACCTGCATCTGTAATTGGTATAGATATAAAATTGTTCATAATACAAAGATAAAAAAAAGAGGTCAAATATATTGACCCCTAGATTCCGTAATAAAAATGAATTACAAATTAAGCAATAGCTATTGCTGTAACAGTCATTCCACCTAAATCTACAGCTACTACTGCATTATGCCATGAAGTTTGAGCTGCTTCTACCAACGCTGCATTTACGTTTTCACCAAATCCTGAAGTTAATCCAGTTCCAGTAATTGCGATGTGTTTTGTTCCATCTTCTAAATAGATTTTAGCTGCTGTAGACGAATTAGTCTCAGCAAATAAAATCTTATCAACTGCAATGTGTGCATTTCCTGCATCATCAGTAGAGCTTATTGTGATATATTTTGCCATTATAAAAAAATTAATGTGTTAATAAAGTACAAAGATAGTAAAAAAAAGAGAGGACCGCTAAGCCCTCCCCCTTGTCTTCACTATGAAATAAACAAACAATTAAAGCACAAATATAATAAATTAATTTACTTTTTTCTCTAACATCTTCATAACTTCTACACCTTCATCAGACTGTAAGAATGCTGATATAGCAGACGATGGAGTCTCATCAAAAGGTACAGTAATCATTTTCTTTTTGTTATTCTTTAGATTGAAATAAACATCTCTATCTCCATTTCTCAATGTGAGTATTTTAGCGTCTAATGCTTTCTTAGCTAAACCTTGTAGCCTAACCATAGGATCATCAACCATTTCTAAAAACTCAATTGGGTTCTGTCTAGCGTATAACCTAACATCTCTTCTTAACTCAGAGCTCGTTAACTTATCTACAGTAGCACCCATAAGTAATCTAGCTATGTTTTCAATCATTTCAATGTCTAATTCTTTAGCAGCTATTTCTGCATCCAGTTGACTATCTAAACTAGCAACCTCTCTACTAGCATCTTTTTCAGTGTTTACCTCTTCAAATATTTTATTAATACCAGGATGTAAACTTAAAAACTTTTGTAGTACTGGATTGTTTTTTGGAACAGTTAAGAAACCATCTTCAAATACTATTGGCTCCAATATAGCATTATTATCCTGCTCATCCTCGAAAGGACTCTTTTGATTTCTTGCATAACGAAGTGCTCTATTAGAACCCTGTTCTTCGTCAAAATATAATAATGGTTTTCTTTTTGTGTTTCTTGAGATTAGCATGTAACTCAAAGGGGTTGTTTGAGACTTCAATACATACACCCTATCTTTTAATTCTATTTTCATTTTATTCGATTTAATTTAATTATAAAAAAGAGGAGGGAATTAACCCTCCCCTAGTAATTGTTATTCTTAATCCTTAAAGATAAAGAAGTTATTAGCACCTAAAGTACAAAGAGCTCTTTCTGATAAGAAATTAACCTCCATTGCATCTAAGTCACTTGTCGCAGCTCCGCCAGCGGAACCAGTCATCCAAGTCTTATATCTTCTATCTTCAGTTTCTGACGCTCTGTATCTTACATGTAAGAATGGTCTCTTAGCGTTTCTACCCATTACTTGATCGTAAACATTAGTTGAACCTGCTGGTACTAATACACCATTTACAGCTCCACCAACTAAACCACCTCTTAATGTAGCATCGTTAAGATATTTCCAATCTGTCTTGTAGAACTCATATCCTCTTTTGAATCCTGAGAATCCAAGGTTAAGTGCCATTTCTTCGTCATTGTCGAACAATCCGTAAGAAGTACCACCTGCACCATAAGAGTTTTGAGCAGCTAACATGTCATCAATGTCAAATCCGAAATCTCTATTAACAAAAAGTACATTCTCTTGAATAGCACCTTGCTTGTCTAATCTCTGGATAATAGCATCAAAGTCAGCTAAAGCTGTTGGGTTTCCACCAGACCAAACGTTACCGTTGTTCTCGATTTCGTGGAATAAACCTTTTGTACCTTGATTACCTAATTGACCTGAAGCTGAAAGAGCAGCAACACCAGAAGCAGCTTCTGCTGGAACACCTTCAATCATTGCCATTTCAAGATAGTCGTCAAAACGTAATCTTGTTTCGTGCTCTGATTTAATGTACCATAAGTATCCTGAAGCTCCATTTTCTGAAGTTACCTCTACCCATCCGATTTGAGCCATATCTGAACCAGATACAACATACTTATCTTTGATGATAATTGGCTTATTGTCTTTGATTACTGGATCAGCCTCTAAAGAACCGCTCATTCCATTAGCTCCTTTATTGAACTCTGAACCATAAACATAAACAATAATATTAGTTGAAGCGTTCATACCTGCTGCTTGTCCACCAGCTTCGTAGTAAGCTACGTCTACTGAGTTAGTAGCAACAGCTGTAATAATAGCTTTATTGCTAGCTGAAGATCCAGCAGTACCATCAGAAACCATGATAGTCTGACCTACTCTTAAGTTATTAGCAGTAATTGCTAAAGTAGCTGCATCTTGAGCATCAGCAGTAGCTGTAGTTACGCCCTCGAACTTTGTGTGTAATCTACCTTGCTCTTCCCATTTAATAAGGTCAGAGTTAGTAGGCATTTCTGCACCAACCATTCTCAAGAAAGCACTGATAGATCTGTTTCCATATCTTTCAAACTCTTTCTCGTAAGTGTCTGGTAAGTATTGACTTAAAAAGTCAAAACTTGTAATATAATTTGAAGGCAATGCTGCCTTGCTTGACGATGGTGTTAACGCTGGTTGTCCAGCGGCACCTGTTATTGAACCTGCCATTTTTTTTAGTTTTAGTTTTAGTTTTTATTTTTTTTACTTCTTATTTTTAGTCCCGAACCATGATCATTACCTATTGCCGTCACACTGAATCCACCCTTACTAATACTTTCAGGAGCTTTTCTAACGGGCATATCCACGTTTTTAGCTTCCTTAGTAATATCACTAACAGCGTCTGACTTTCCTTGCTCATAAAAGAACTTAGCGAAAGCTTCAGAGTTCATAGCAACAGCTAAAGACTTATGGTATGCATTAGCATCTTTAATAAAACCATCCTCATTAATGTGAGCATTAATAAAATTAGTAATATCTGACTGAGTAGTTTTCATCTTATCCACATTTCCTGGATTATAAACAAGCTCTTTATCTCCTACTTTAAAACCAAAACCTTTGAAATCATTAGAAAACAATTCGTTTGTTTTTTTAGAAAAATACTCCTGTCTTTTTATATTCTGATCCTGCATACTTTGCGATTCTTGAACATACTTCTTGTAAGCCTCGTAGCCATTTTTTTCTTCTTCAGAAACTAATGAACTACTTGACTCAAGTGGTACACTATATTGTTCCTTTTGACTGGTTAAATACTTCTTGGCTTTTACAAGTTCTTCTTTCTTAGCTATATTAATCTGTCTCTTCTCCTTATCATCTGCTAAGTCCTCATCATATCCAAACTTATTTTCAAGTTCAAATTGAATGTCATCAGCATCTAAATGTGGTTTAGTTTGAGACCAATATTCAGCTAAGAGTTGGTCTGCATTCATACTATCATAATCCTTATTAAGGTTTACAAAGTCTTGAAATCCTCGACCAGTTTCTTTTTTGAATTTAAGATAAGCAGAAACATCCTCTGGAAGTTCCTCATTGCTTTCTTTCTGTTCAAATAAATCATCTAAAGAATTTATATCTTTACTGTATCTATTTTTAATAAATGAAAGAACGTCTTCATCTCCAATTTGATAGTCTTCCTTAACTACCTCTTCTTCAATCTTTTCTTCTGACTTAACCTCTTCTTCAGCTTTTGGCTCTTCTGTAGGTTGTTCAGTTTTAATTTCTTCTGCGGCAACTACTGTGGTTTCCTCTTTTGGTTTACCATCTTCAAATTGCTCTTCATGTTTTTCAAGAAGCTCTTGCTCTATTTCAGCCTTTGACTTCTCTGGTACACTAGATACCTCTCTTACTTTTAATTCTGACATTTTATTTGATTTAATTATTTAACTACAAAATTAAGGATTTTTTTTAAATATAATTACCTAGGGTCAAACTCTGCTAAGTCAAAACCATCTAATGAGTCTTCATTGGACTCAAAATTAATTGGTGGTAAGTTATCTTTCCTTTGTTGTATTAGTTTAGATTGTTGTGTATTTTGTATAGAAACTCTATTATCTTTAGCTTTCTCCTTCATCTCATCTCTAGTCACTATAGCTTGAGCTTCTACACCTTTTAACTGCATATTCATTTGGAACTCTACCTGCATCAAGTCTCTCTTAAGAGCAGCTTGTGCATTCATCTTTTCTATTTCAAAGGCAGCCTCCGCTTGCTTAACTTGAACCTTAGATTGTGTTTCTGCTTGAGCAACCTGCATCTTAGCTTGAGCCGCAGCCTGTGAGGATTGATTATTAATCTGAGCCTGCATCTGCATTTTCTCGTTCTCTCTCTCTACGTCTTTTCTTTCTTTATTCTTTCTCTTGACTTTTAACAGTTGATTAGCCATCTTAATATTTTTAATCTGTCTGATATCAATTGCATCCTCTAAAGTAATCTGATCTCTACCTAAAGCCACCTGTATGTTAGCTTCTAACTGAGCCTTTTCTTCTTCATCAGGAGAAACTTCAATAAAAATACCAAAGTCATGTAGGTATAAGTCTTTTATATCTTCTAAAGTATTTACATTATACTTACCTATTTGGTTTATAAACTCTTCCTTAGTTGCTGAATACTCTAACACATCAGATATTCTACAAGATAAAGCCTCAGCTAATCTTCTTGTAATATATAAACTACCATCTAATATATGTCTAGTAGCAGTGTTTGAATTTAAAGCAGCTAACTTCTGTAGCCCTACTAAAGAATTTGGATCAGGACTGGAAGCGTCTCTAGCTTCATTAAGACCCGTCACATCTCTTATCATACCAAGGTAGTGGTTGTAAGTATATATCAAACTAGATATCTTAGATTGACCTGAGTTGCTTGATAATTCTTGAATAGGAACCTTACCATGATTAAACTCACCATCTTGCGTAAAACTTCTACCAATAACAGAACCTGTTTGGAAATAAAGTCTTAAAGCATCCTCTGGGTTATATGCTGCTCCTGTACCTAAATCAACCTCGTTTAATCCATCAGCGTCAATGTAAACACCATCTGGAACTACTCTTGATATGACTTGTTGTAGTTTTAAATGAGTCATTTGAATTAAATCAGCAAACGTAGTCATACGTCTTACTAATGATTCAACTACTCCTTTATACATTCTTGGAGCAACCCCTATATAGTTAGGTGTAGCATATTGAGATGCTGATTTAGGTCTAACCATATTCTTAGCTAAATCCCATTTAAGTAATTTATTGCTACCCAATACCATCACACCCTCATACCATACATCAATTCTTTTTTCTATTTTCTCGAATCTTTCTTGGTCTTCAGCAGGTGGATTAAAAGAGTCATCTTTTCTAATTACTTTTTCGCCTCCGTTATCTAAATATTTTTTCTTATATACAAACTTCTTGTCTGTCTTATAATTAAAGTATAACAAACAAACTACATCCTTCTCAAATAAGCTATCTCTATATGGATTTAATATACCATAGTGGCCATACCAACTAGAACTAAGCTGAGATATTTCTTCTAAATCTTCTTTACTTAAATCTGGATTAATCTTTAATAACTCTGTAATAGGAACTCTTTTTACTTCTCCAAAATAAAAACAATCCTCAAATGTTGGACTCTCACTATAGCTATATACTAAATTAGCGGGATCTACGTAATTAACTTTAACACCCGCATTTGCTAAGAACTCATGCTTTAACCAACCCATACCAAGAGTACATATATCATAGTCTACTCTTTTTCTAACATCATAATAATGATTCTCTTCTAGTATTGTGTTAATAGCTTCTTCTTCTGCTATCTCTATACCAGGCTTATACTCTAGCTGCATATGTAGCTGTAACTCCTGATCGTCCGCTGGTAGATCTTCTGCATTTGTATTAAATGCATCTATACCATATAATTCTTTTGATTGATTTAAAAAATCTTTAGCTACCATATCAGCCTCAATCATCTTCTGATATCCCATTCTCTGATCAGATGCTAATGCATCCTGCGCATATGCTTGTACGGTAAATAATCTATTAGACATGCCGTTAACTACTATGTCAACGAACTTTGGAATAATCGGTACAGGTGTCCAGTCTAGGTTTAAATAGGAAAGGTCTCCATCTATAGCTAATTCGGATTTATACTTATCAACGGGTTGTTCTCCTCTTGCGTATAATCTAAGTTTGTGAAACTCTACCCATTGATTGTAATACCTACATGTGTTACCTGTCCTTTTAAACCATTCGTACTGAATAGCATGCCCTACCTGTAAACCGTATTCCTCGGTAGCTTTCTGGCTATCCGTTGCGAGTTGATTAGGAAAAGTTACAGGGTTTATTAATACTATAGGCTCCTTCATTTATTTATAATTTGGCTTCTATTTCCCTTGTTACTATATCTTGCAAAGTTAATAGAAATTTTTGACTCTTTTACAACTGGATTATATAAATGCTTCTGATTAGCCATTATAGCTAATCCTGAACTAATAGAGGCATCATATTTAGTTCTATTGTTTATATCAAACTTAGCCCAATCCATTAATGTTCTAGTAAAATACATAGAACCCATTTCATCTGGATCTCTATATACATTATCTAAATCTAATCCTACATATTTTTCTATATAGGCTTCAATAGCAGCAGCGTGTGCTTGCTTAACATCCTCAGATGAGTTAGGTATTCCACCTAGTTCTTTCTCAGAAGCAGATAGTTTATTTTTTAATTTGTCTGGCCTATTCATAGAAAAAGCTCTATACCCTCTATTCTTAAAATGATACAATAATCTAGCCTTGTTGTTTTCTACAAGTACAGGCATACCGTAAAACACACACGCCATTAAAATATCTTCAAAAAACATCTCTGCTGTTTGCGGTCTAGCTACATACTCTAAGAAAAACTCATTACTAGGAACATCATCCATATTAAACTTAGTCATTCCATGTAATGAACCATTAGATCCCCTACCCATAACAGTAGCTGATATGTCATAAGGGTCACATCCAAAGCTACCTAAGTGCTCATTACCAGGAAGATATCTGCCTCCTTTATCAATCACATTGTTTTGTAAGTTACCTTTTGGTATCCATGAAACTAAAAATCTTCCTGTGTTATTAGGAACCCATACTACCTTACTATCTTTTATTCCATCTCTCCAATGAAAACTACCCTTAGTTAAAAACCTATCCTTTATAAGTGACTCATTATAATCTATCTGCTGGTATAGTTTAGTTAAATTAAATATAGATGATTTGCTTTCATCTCTAAATGCGTGGTTTTCTGTTCTAGGAAATTGTCTGTAAAATTCATTCAATGCATCATTATCCCCTTTTAAAGAGTCTACTTCGTTCTTCCAATAATCTATAACACCTGTTTCTATATATTCTCCATCTACACCAACCACTGGCTTTTCTGGTGTTTTAAATACAGGCATCCCAAACTCATCTATATATCCTTCAAAGTTCCACTCCATAGGAATAAATAAACTATATAAACCTGTTTTAGTTTGACCATTAGCATTTCTTTCAAAGGGATTTGAATCTTCGTACAGTTTTTTAAAGTTACCACCACCTTTATTCAGAGCGTTACACGTAGAACCCATCATACATTTACCAACTATTTTACTACCTAATCGTAGACATGTTTTGGTTACACGCCAGTTATTTAGTATATTGTTAGGTTTTAGCCATTTTCCAGATTCATCACTAACTAATAGTAATAACTTTTCCCCATCGTAAGAGTTGTCATCAGTATTCTTCCAGTCAATAGTAGTGTCTAATCCATCTACATCATTGTCATCCTGCTCATACATATTCTTCTTTGTAATCTTACTAGCTGGAACTCTATAAGCTAATTCAGTCTTTGGCTTATCCATACCATCTTGAATAGGTTTAAAGAAAAAGGGATAGTGATTAGAAATAGGAACTACCTTATCTGTAAACATTTTTTTAGCATCTGACCCTGTCTTAGATAATATACCTAGCCTGGAATCTCTTGATATAGTAGCTTGATTAACCGTTTCAGAAGAACTCATAAAAGAAAACCCAGAACGTCTGTTCTTTAGGTAGCACATTCCAAAACATCTTTTATCAGCCTTACACGCCTCCCAGTAAATAAAAAATATTCTATTAGCTTCTCTAAAATCAGGAAGTCCTATATCTATCTTAGTCCACTGTAAGTACATATAGTGAGACCCTGTGATGTATGTTGGTTTGTTGTTATTAGTAAACCAGTAGCCATACTCTCTTATATCAAATTCATTCTCTACAAAGTCAACCCATTTATTTTTAAATGCATTATCTCTTCTACTCCAATCAAAAACTGTTTTTATTCTTTGTAATTCTTTAGGATACTCTTTTGTTTGCCACTTGTTAACACCCTTGTCAACTTTTTTAGGTGTCTTAGGTAGTCCTACTTTAACCCCATTTATTTCATACACATCTCCCAGGGTTCCATTTTTAGATATAACAACTAAATCATACTTCTTATGATAGCCATACTCCCATGTCTTGGCTTTATTTTTAGAAGCCATAACTGTATTAGGGATAGGCTTTTTTAATACTGTGTATAGATTATTTTGATCTTCGTTCTGCAAAACCAAATGATTTATTCTTGCTTTCTTTTTCAGGCTCTTCGTTTAATAAAGACCTTTCTGCTTCTATTCTATTTAATATTTCAAATGCGTCAAATATAGCAAGCTTCTTAGTCGCTGCTGCATTCTTTAACCTGTCTGCTGCTAACTCATCCTCTGGATCAGGTTTAATTATTTCTTCCTTAGCAACTTTTACTAACTGCTTTACCGCTAGTTCTCCAGCTTTTATAATATCTTCTTTTATTTCTCTTGTAGTCATACCAACATGCAAATATTACGTGTGAACATTCTATATAGTTTATCTCCATCTATATCAAACTCATACTCACTCTCAGGTTGAAAACTAATAACATCACCTATATTAAGCCCCTTAGACTTCAATTCACTATTAATATACTTAATTTTTCCCAATAAATTTTTATGAGCACCGCCATCATTGAATAATGATTCTTCTTTGTTAATAGGTTCTATAAAACAATACGGATTAGGAGCAATCCATTTTTCTACAGAAGGATCCTTATAAAGAAAAAATTGTTCATTATCTATAATGTATAAATCATCCATGAAAAAAGAAGGGCCGCTTTTTTCTCGACCCTTCATATCATAGTACTTTCTAAACACATTGTGGTGAACAATTAATATATCTCCTTTTTTAATATCTCCATCGTAAACAATAGGTGGCTCCACTACTTCAGCGTATCTGTTTGTAGCAGTATGGTCTTCTTGTGAAGAACTAACTATAAAATCTACACCATTAATATCTTTAGTGTGTTTATACCTATTACCGCCTAGTGGTTTAATTAAAAAATGAAAAGGTGATCTCATATTAAAAGTCTATAAGATACTCTACAGATACGGGCATATTCTTACCAAATTCTTTCCATAAAAACACCTCTCCGCCATTATCTATCCATATCTTGTAGGAACCATTTTCTTCCATTCTGATATGATGTATTTTATAAGATCCACCCAATATAGACTGACCTATTAAATAATGCATTGAGCTAGACTTATAGTCAGCACCTACAGATATCTTCCTTATTATCATGACAGTTCGCCAGTCTCTAAGTTAACTTTTTTATCACCATACTTTTCACTCATTTCTGCTTGAGTTTTTTGCAACTCAGCTGAAACGGTTTCAATATTGCTTAATAATGTATTTTTTCGTGTAGTTAATCGGGATATTGCGACTTCAATATCTCCTACATCTATTCTATTATTAAATAGCTTAGACTGCAAAGATTTTAACATCTCTGTTTCTTCTTTATTCATTTTTTCCATTTGATTATAATTTACTAAATGCTAATAAAAATTCTCTTAAAGCAATGCCAAGAGCAATGCCAGCATATAAAGGATGTGATTCTGCTAATAATATAAGTCCTATAGCAACAGCTATACCTGATTTAAAAAGGGACGAATTTATAATTGATTTTATCTTTTCCATTTGATTTGATTTTAATTAATAATACAAATATAATTATTTTTTTCAAGACCCACATCCTATACAGTCAAAATGAGAATCTTCTGGTTTCACACCCTTTAACTTCATTTCTAAGTTGTGTATCTTATCTTTGATATCCATATCTTTAAACATATCTCCAGTAAGTTGAGACTTTAATTCTTCTATTTCTTTTTCCATATTAACAGTTACAACATTTACACGAGCAGCTTGAGCTGCATTTACATACTTGACAATTACAATCTTTCATGATTATTTATCTTTTCTCATTGAGGAACCAAAGTAGAAACTAAATATACTTAAAGTTATACCCTCACATAAACCTATTAAAGTGTAGAATGTTTTCTCATTGTGTTCGGGTATGTTAATATAAACTATTGCATATACTAAAAAAACAAATGTACCAAGTCCAACCAAGCCAGTTAATGTAAATAAAAAATCAAACTTTCTTACTTTAGCTATTTCTACCTCTCTTTTTCTTGCACTATCTCTATCAGCTACTTCGGTTTTATATGATTCTATTAGTTGTTCGTGTAACATTTTTTTAGTTTCAGGATCTATAGTATCATCTTTATCTATTAAGTTCTTTACTATTCCTAAAGCACCTTTATCTGGAAGCACATCTCCAACTATATCTAATACTTGAGGAGCTTTTGATTTTAAAAACTTACCTATTGCAGTATCTTTAAACTTCTTTTTGTTACTCATACAGTTTATATTTGGTTTTTCTTTTATCGTTTTTATAAGCTACTAATATCTGTTTTCTTTGTGGTCCCTTAGTGTTGTATGAAACATGCACCCAATTAGGGTTTTTATCTGTACCAAACTCCCATATAAGTTGATCGAAATCTAAGTTGTCTTTTATATAATTAAATACTTCAGCGTTAGAGACACTATTCTTATAATCCATATCAATATCAATCGCTTCACCTCTACAATGCTGAGATGATTTACTTCCATTAATAGCCTTATTTAAATCATTCCCCCTATAGCCTGAGCTTATGTATATAGGAGACGCAAAGTGCTCTCTAATCGGCTGAAATATAGACTCAGCTAGGTCTTTCATGTTAAGCACATGGTCCTCGGTAGGTTCGTTGTTTATTCCTAGTCTAGTAGCGGTATTGCTTTTAGTCATTTCACTTAGCGATAAATTTTTAGATAGTTTCATTTCTTTACCCTGTTTTTAGCATTTAAAATTAATCTCTCCTCCATCTTAGCTACTTTAACTTTAAGTCTTAAATTTTCTTCTATAAGCTCGTCAATTTTCTTTTCAAGTTGAGATATTTTTTTACTTAAGGACTCAATATGGTCTGTTATTACACCATCATCACGCTCTTCTTTTTTAGCGTTAATATCAATCTTTTGTTTGATAATATCCCAAACTTGCTTAATACCTAAAGCACCTATTAAAGCTATTAAGAAACCATCCTCCATGATTTACTCTGGCATTGGCTCTG